GTAGGTGCAGGCGCTTTAGAACTGATTCCAACAGTAGGAAATTCTTATCTTGCAGTAGGTATAGCAGGTGGTAGTACGACTTTATTACATGTAAAAAATACTGGTACTGATATTCAAGGTGATGTAACTCTTACTGGCGATATCAAGAAAACGGGTAATCTTGCGATAGATGCATCAGGTGATATCACTCTTGATGCTGACGGGGGAGACATATTCTTCAGAGATGGAGGAGCAACCGCCCTTCAAATGGTTCTTGGAACAAGCACAAATCAACCTAGATTTAGGTTTTTTAACGATCAAAATGTCGAATACGTAATCAATATGTCAAATGCGAACTACGTACAGCATGAAATTTATGACGATGAAGAGAATGACGGTGAATTTAGAATTAAAACAGATTCAGGTAATGGGTTAGGTATTACTCTTCCTGGATCAAATACTTTAGCTTTTCGTATCAGTACAAGTACAAGTGCAACAACTTTAAAAACCTTTCAAAGTGATGATGACATTATTTTCCAAGGAAAAGATGGCTCTAGTACAATTACGGCTCTCACTTTAGACATGTCAGCGGCCGGTGCCGCTATCTTTAATTCTTCTGTTACTGCGACTTCCTTTCCTACTTCATCTGATGAAAGACTGAAAGACAATATACAGAATGCAGAAAGTGCATCAGAAAAAATTGATAATATAAAAGTTCGCCAGTTTGACTGGAAAACTGACGGCTCTCACCAAAATTACGGCATGGTGGCACAAGAGTTAATCAATGTAGCACCAGAAGCCGTATCTACAGGAGATACAGAGGACGATATGATGGGAGTTGATTACTCAAAACTCGTTCCAATGTTGATCAAAGAAATACAAGAATTGCGACAACGAGTCGCTCAACTAGAGGAATAATCCTCACAATAACCCAAGCAAAGCTTACACAGCTTCATAGGAGATAAAAAATGGCAGTAACTTGGAAAATCAATACTCTCGAGTATAATAACGACTCCGATAAAGGAGTAATAGTGGCACACTGGGACGCAACCGATGAAGAAGTTGTAGGCTCAGGAGATAGTGCTGTAACACATTATGGTAGATACTACGGATCTGTAGGTTTTACACCAGATGCTTCGGCAAGTGAATACATTGCATATGCTTCACTTACAGAGGCAAATGTAATTGCATGGGTAAAAGCTCATGCTGATGTTGATGAAACGGCAGTTGAAACAGCCGTTGCAGCTCAGATTACAGAAAGTAAAACACCCGTTACCATGTCAGGAGTGCCTTGGTAATAAAAAGGGACTTTACAGTCCCTTTTTTGTTTTTACTCTTCTTCGACTACTTCAGTCTCGGGATTTTCATCCTCTTCGATCTGTTTGGTCAATAAGCCTGTAAAGCCATCAATTCCTACACTAATCTGATCAAGACGCGCAGCGGTTTGTTGCTTTTGTGCGTTTAAATCTTGTAGCTGTGCAATTAAATATTGTGCTTTATCGGACATATCTTCAATAATATAATTTTTATCATTGAATACGAGAGTGGGTTTTTCTGTTACTTCAGTCATGTGTTTCTCCTAAATTTCACACTGATTACCAACACAAGCTAGTTCTTGAGAACCAATCGTGTTATCTTCAACTTCGATCTTTGCTAGATCTTCCCAATTAATTTCCTGTGGCATTGCCTCAAGAAGTTCCTTGTACTTTTCTTCATTTATTTCTTCATAAGGTGCTTGTTGATATACATGGTCACTATAAGGCAACAATGAAATACCAGAGCAAGTATCAAAATTCTTCCAAATCCACTGTGCTACATCTAAATACTCGTCATCAGTATAATAAATTGTAATACTTGGTTTGTGCTCACACCAATAATCTTGATAAGCTTTCCATAATTCTAACTGCTCCATTGCTCCTGTCTGTCTCACTGTAACACTTGTTGCAGGTGCTTTTACGGGAAAAGAAAAAACATCTGTAGTGGTTGGCGACATTACATCCGACTCCACAGGTACACCAGCATCAGACATAAAAACAGAAAGAGGATCTTTCTTATCCCCACGAACTCTACGAATATAATACTTAGAAAAACGGGGATGAATACCACTAGCAGAATTAACGAGCTGACTGACCGTGCCACTCGGTTTGACACAAGTGATGGCCGTGCTTTGATTGATGCCCAGCTTTTCACTCCATTCTTTGTTTGTTTGAATTGCGACATTTTTCATCTCCGTTAACCATTTTTCTAGGTCGGGTGAGTTTTTGCCAAGTAAGTAATGATCCATAATACCTGTAAGACTTACACCAAGAAGAGCTTCTTCTTCGGTATTTCGCTCCCAACGCACTCGTAGATATCGAAAATCTGTGAGAGTTGACTGCAATGTTCCTATAATTGTAGCGATCTTTACTTTACGCCTCAAATCATCTAAAGTATCATTTGGTCGAACTACGACTTCTGATAAATTACAGAATTGATTACTTCTCAGTATAATTTCACTACAAGGATTTGTGCCAAAATCATGCTCGATATCTCGTCTTCCATGTCGTTCTGAGACTTTCTTTGCCGCTACACGGCTAAAGATTCCTCGTTCGCCAGATTTACTTTCATAAATTACTTGCATTTCACGCAAAAATGCTTCAAAATCGGGTTTTTCTGTATAGGCAACACTATTATTTGCAAGTCTGCGTTGACTGTTACTTTCCCACCATTGTCCCGATTTTGCTTTTGCCATACGTCCATCTGAAAGATTTGATAAACTAATTAAAGCAGATCGTCTTACTCCGCCTACTACTACAATATCTGCAACTTTACATACAACGTCATGACACTCGATACTTGTAAGTTTACGTCCCGCTGCTTTACGAAAAACTCCGATTGTAAACTTAAATAAGTCATCTAAAGGTTCTGGACCACTTGCTCGGCCCCCAAAAGTTTTAAGTCTAGCGCCTGCAGGACGAACCTTTCTCATGTCCCATTTTGGAACTTTTCCTGCGTACAATAGACTGATCAATTCACGAAACGCACTTGCCCATCCCATTTTGGAATCAGCTACTACTATTGTAGTATCCGTTTCATGCATTGTTTCTGCGATGGCAGGCAATTGATTGATAAAGTTTCTTTCGACACTAAATCCAACGCCTGTTCCGCACATAAGAACATACATTAGCTCATCAAAAGCTCTTACATGATCTATATGAAGATAACTACAGTTAAAGCCTGCAACATTATCACGTTTCAATGCTTCTCCTGCCGTCATCATACACCTCATTGAAGGCATAACATCTAAATCGAGAATTGCATCATAAACAGCTTTTGCATCTCCCTCTTTTAATTGCTCTCTTTCCCTCCAAAAATCGACATAACGTAGAACAGTTTCGTCCCAACGTTCTCGTCTTCCTTCAGAATCAAGCCATCGAGCATAACGGCTTTTATGTATAAATTGTTGATATTGATCCATCATTACTTCATTGTCTCCTCAATCATGGATATATTATCCATACCTATTGCTTCATTACAATATGTTAATAAGTCCATAAGCTCATAATTTTGTAATATTCGCTCAGGATTTCCATTTAATTCTTCTATATACTTGTACTTTCCTTCTATGGGAATATTATCAAAAATATCATATGCAGTTCCATATTCATCTAAGAGACCTACTGCTCGTTTTGGACCAATACCACGTATTCCTGGAATATTATCGCCTTTATCTCCGATTAGACATTTATAGTCTGCGTACTTTTCTTGCGGAACGTCATAGTGATCGCTCCAATTGTCCACTGTGATTTCTTTTCGAGTGACATAAGAAAATCTCATGACACCTGGCTGAATAAGTAAATCCCAGTCTCTATCGCTTGAAATTAATACTACATTTCCAAGACCATATTCTGTTTTATTTTTTACTAAATGTGCTGCTAAATCATCTGCTTCTACGCCATCAAACTGAAGAAGAGTATGTCCAATGCTAGAAAGATGTTCTAGTGTTCTTGAGTATTCTTCAAAAAACTTTTTGAACTCTTCTGCTTCTTCCTCGCTTTGTTCTGCATACTTATCTTTTCGATTCTGTTTGTAGCTTGGCAATATCTCTTTTCTGTACTTTGATGAGCCTTTATCGGCTGTAATTATAATTCTATTACATTTATAAGAGCTTGCTAACGAAGAAACAGTTGCTGCATATTCTGCAATAAAATTTGTCTTTCCTTGATGCTTCCATCTAAATGCTAGATTTAGTGCATCAACAACTAATGTGTTTTTTATATCTTTAAAACTAAAAGCCATTCGCAAATTCCACTGTTTCTTTATCTAACCATTCTTCTGCTAGCAATATATAACAATTTAAAAATTTTAAGTACATATATTGCTCTGTGTTTTGTGGTTCCATTTCTGTACACACAAATATTTTTGAGCGATCGTACTTGAAGAAAAGTAACGGTTTTTGATTACCTCCTTCAGCCTGTACAATTAACTTTTTCCACCACCGAATGATATTGTTCGTCTTCGGTTGTGTAAATATCTTATCACTCAAGGGAGAGTCTTTGTAATTTTTTACTTCTATGCAAAAATAATTACGTGAGTTTGGTACATAAATATCTCCCTTTAAATAATCAAGCGCACCAGACGAAGGCACTCTTTCAAAGTTTAACTTCGTATACTCTCGAAGCATATCTCTAACTAAATACTCGCCTCGTGCACCCTTTGCTCTTGAATCTACCACTCTATCGTACTCACATTTCCTTCTTTCTTTACTTCTACTTTACTCAATAAAGGATGTGTCCACCCATGAGATACCATAAAAGTATTCAAGTTTTCTTCTTCTCGTAAAACTTCTACGAGTTTTTCTCTTCCTTCTGCATCTAATACATTCGTTACTTCATCAAGAAATAATATATTTATTTTAGACTTTGAAATACTACTCATTAGCTTACGAATAGCAATTAGTGTTGCTGTGTTGACTCTAGCAAGTTCACCACTAGATAAAGCCAAAATATCTACAATATTCCCGTTATCGGTAACTTGAACGTTAAGTTTGTCATTTGATACAATAAATTCCAATGTAAAACGTCCATCTGATAATTCTCCTAAATATTTGTTGGTAAGATTTTCTAACTCTTTTATTAGGTTTTCAATCTTGTATGCAACAAGTCCATTTGTACTAAATGATTTTTTTAGAATATCAAGATTTGTTTCAATCTTTTTCTGCTTTTCTTGCAGAGTTTCATATTCAATTTTTTCTTTTTTAAATCCATCCTGCTGTTCTTTGATTATTTGGATTCTGGTGTTTCTTCGAGTTCGCTCTTCGTTTTCTCGAGAGATTCTAGATATTTCTCTTTTTCGCTCTTGTAAGTTGCTCCGAATAGAGACAATGCGGCTTTCAAGCTCGTGTTTGTCCATAGTATTCTTTGGTAACTTGCTGTCAATACTTCTATACAAATCTTCCCAGTTCTTGATACTATCTTTGACTCTTTTATACTCTGCGTTCTCAGCTTCAATGGATTCGATTCGTTTTCTGAGGTCATTTCGTACTCCTTCTGCTATTTTTACTTTTGTTGCAGCTTCTGTAATCATAGATTGTTTTAAAGTTTTACTAATTGTTTGATTACAAGTTGGACATTCCTGCGCAAGATTTGTTAATTTATTTACTATTGCTTTTTCTCTTTTTATCTCAGCTTCACATTCTCCAGAGAGAGAAAGTATATCTCCATAGTCTGTATACTTTGAAGTATTACTTTGTAATTCTTGAATATCAATGGATTCGAGCATATGTCGATACTGATTATTTTTAAGAATTTTTTTATTTTTTTCGGAAATATTTTCAAGTTCTGCCATCAAAGAACTCAATACTTCTTCATCTTTAGATGTATCAATTTCTAAATTTAACATTGGCACTATGATAGTATCTTCCAAAATATTGTTTTCTAACCATTTTACTACTGTTGCCAACTTGCCCGAAACAGTTGCACCTTTAACTGTCTGCTCTTTGTGAGCCTCTTTAAATATATCGTATATACTTACATATTTTTCTAGGTTAAGTAAATCAATTAGAAACTTTTTTCGATTTGTATCAGTTGCAGTTAAAAATTGCAAACTACTGCTAGGACTTTGATATACTACTTGTGAGAAAGTTTTAAAGTCCATTCCTATAATACCTTGCAGAGTTTTATAGGTGTTTGTTGCAGTATGACTCGATATATCAACTCCGTCTTTTAGTAAAGTTAATTTAATCGATGCCTTTCGATTTACCATTATCTGATACAAAGACCCATCTTTCAAAAAAGATAGGTCTATGCTGTATCCCTTATTGATATATCGGTTTGCTATATCAACTTTCTTAATACCTTTCGAATTTTTATTGTATAAAACTTCTTCAATCAATACAGGTATTGAAGACTTTCCTGTTCCATTTGTTCCAATAATCTGTGTGATAGTGTCCGAATCTAATTTTAGTTCATTTCCCTCACCATAACTGAAACAATTACTCCATTTCAAATTTTGAAGTGTAATCATTAAATATTCCTACAATTTCTGGTATTTTTTCTTCAGGTATTTGTAAAACATACTTGAGATACTCTTCGAGTTCCTCATGCAAACTCATCTCAGGATTGAGAATAAGTGATGCTTCATTTGCCTTTTTTACTACTTTTTTGTCAAGAAGATCAGAGTTCTTTACTGCTGCTAGTTCCTGCACATCACCTTCTACTTCGTAGATTGTATGATGATACTCTGTAGGAATCATCTCAGCTGGGTTTGATACTGTTTTTCTTATAAGTTGAGGCAACTCAAAACTATGCCAACTCCAGTTCCAATTAGTATTATTAATTAAAATGTAGCCCGTTTCAACCTCGTTTCGATGAAATGAAGTAGTCATTGGGCTACCTGGATACACTATATTTCTCTGACAATTACTATGTGCGTGAAGATCACCTGCAAAAACCACTGGAAAACGATTGAAGAGATCAAGGTCTACTTCAGGTTTAACGTGGGGAGGCACCTCTCCGCGCACATGAGTAAAAATCGGAATATCGCTCGGAAAAAAGTTATGCCAATCTTTTTTGTGTAAGTGACAGTATGGAAGTATTCCCATACCATATTCATCAAAAACGGTTGGTGTAGTTATAACTTTTACTTTGCTATTCAAGTTATGAGTAACATCAGCCAGCTGATCAAAGAATGTTTTGTTTTTTTGAGTTGCTTCATGGTTTCCGTCAAAAACAATAGTTTTTACACTACAAGACTTTACCCATTCAAAGTAAAGCTCCAACTCTTCCATCGTAGGTATTCGATCAAATATATCTCCACCTACAATATGTAGGTGAATATTTCGTACTTGTTCGATTTCCCACAGGTCATCAAAAAATTTTAAGTAACGTTCTTTGGCCCACTTAACTGGAACATTTTTCTGCCCCAGCTTTATGTGCCAGTCAGCTGTAAATAGAATCATGCAAATTCTGCTTCTAGTTCTTCATCAACATTTGCGCTGCTTCCTCGTACACGATCGAGCAACTCTTTTTGTGCATCAGGAGTTGGGCGAGGCATAACATCGTCCATAGATTTCAACTCAGAGACTAACTCTTTTTCTGTTTCATCTAACTCTCTGTGCTTGCATTTTAGCACTTGCAACTGATACTCTACATTGTATGGAAGAGGACCAGTTTTTACTCGCTTGAACTTTACATCCCAGCCAGTTTCGGGATCGGTTGGATCACCTAAATCTTCTGCAGCAGTGATAATCTGCTCCCAAAGCTTTTTCTTTAGATTTACAACTTTTACAACACCGTTATCGATGCATTGAGTTGCGTAGCTCCAACCACATTTTAGATCAGGATAGTATTCACGTACCCAATCTTTGTCTTTATTATTAAAAGTCTCAAGGTTTCTGTCGAAAGAAAGACATTCTAAAGGAATATCCTTCTCATTCTCGCCCTTTATCCAGTATACATATCTTGCAAGAATATCTCCTACAAGACGAAACTGATTGTCTCCATCGCGGTATTGAAAACTGCTGATGGAATTTTTTTGGGCAGAGCCCTTGTGTTGATTAAATTTTATAGCCATTAGTGTATCTCCATTGGATTAACTTCTTCATATTTAAAATGTATACCATTTTCTTCAATATGAAGTAGTCTGTTGTCGTTAATTAAATCAAGTTCAACTGGAACATGTTGTAAATCCAGCGTCACTTTTTGCGTATTAAAGTATTCTGCTAAACTTCGAATAGATGCAAGAGAGTAATAAATTGCAATATCTCTATAATCATAGCGAAAAGCATTAAGCAATAACATATCGGGGTGAACTAAAAAGCTGTCACCTCGAAAATTTATTGCAGAATACTTGTAGATTGGATCTTTTTTACTTCGAGGCACTTGCTTTGCGATTATCATTTGCATAATTAAATTGCAATTTCTAATATTACCTTCTGCCGTTCTGTAAACTTTTCCCCAGTCAAATAATAACATATATTATACCAAAATTTCATCATCTTTGTCAAGAAGTATTTTTTAAATGTACCTTGTCTCCCAGCCCTGTTTCATATAGTATCCCATACGATTAGAGGCCTGTCTTGTAGCAGTATTTCCTTTAAGATGTATGTCAAGAATTACGGGGCTAACTTTACCTTCTTTCTCTCGAATCACTCGACCGACGAGCTGTGTGAGCAAGGGCTCATTGTTAATAGGTGTTCCAAGTATAAGACAGCTCAAGCTATCCAGTGAAATACCTTCTGAGAAGATAGATTGAGTACCATACAGTACATTTTTATCTCCGTATGTAATTTCATTTAAAAGTGCTTCACGCTCTTCATGGGGCACTTCTCCCGTAACACAAACTGCTTTATCTCCAGTCAACTCTGCACATTGTTTTAGAAAACTTACTCTATCGCTGACTACTAATACTTTGTGCCCTCTTGCCGCGTAGGCGGCTGACAGCATAGCAACACTGTGCTTATACTCGTCATTTGTTGCTAGATTTGTAACTTTATTTGCCCACGGTATTTTGCTTCCATCCATAAAACGTATGTCTGAGGGTACAATGTGAATTGTAGGAGTCATATAGTTTTCTTTTGGCGGTTTTAAGACAGTGGAACCAAAATAATCGCGAAATACAACGTGTTTCCCATCTTTTCGCTCAATAGTTCCAGATAAACCGATTTTGTATCGAGAATAGCAAGCATCAATAACGCGATTAAAGGTAGGGCTGCTAACATGATGCATTTCGTCGAGGATGATTGTTCCAAACTCTTTTCGTATCTTAGGAATATTACGATACAAAGTTTGAGTATTCCCAACAACAATAGGGCTATCAGTATTCCACATACCACTCCCAATAATCCCACTTTTAATTCCATATACCTTCTCCACTTCTTTTGCCCATTGATTTCGTAGCGGTATTGTATGTGTAATGATTAATGTTTTTTGTCCGAGCTTACCTGCAATCGCTAATCCAGTAAAAGTTTTACCCCAACTAACCCACGCATTAATAATTGCATTATCATCAATAACATCATAAACTTCTTGTTGACTCGGTCGTAGTTTGTATTTAAACTCTGGAAATTCTACAGGAACAGTTGTTCGTTTGTCTACTATAAAATAATTTTTGGGGATTAAATCAATTCTACCAATCGGTATCGAAATTAAATCCTCACGAATCACTGCCATATTTGATATCACCTGCGGTGGATCAGCAGGATTGTGACTAGGAATTAAATAGGTGAGTTCTTTATCAATGCTTTGTTTCATTGACGCAGTACACTGTAGATAAATACGATTACTAATTACTGCTTTCATGAAAGAGTTTCTTTTGCAATTATATAATTTTTAACAAATTCACTTCGTACTACGTCTTTTACTCCAAACTCAATAAAGTCAAACTCTTGCATATACTCAAGAATTGCTAGAAAATCTCCCATTCCATTTGTTTTTAAATCAGACTGACTAAAGTCTCCACTGAAAATTATTCTACAATTTCTACCAACTCTCGTAATCAAAGAATCCAACTCATGAAACGTCATATTCTGACATTCATCAATTACTATCACTGCGTCTCTTAGTGTAATTCCACGAAGATATGAAGTTGTCATAAAATGTACTAGGTTTTTTGTTTTGAGTATTTGGTATGCGTCTCCGCGTTGAAATATATCTGTAGCAATATCTTTATAAGGTTCTTCATACACAGATGTTTTTTCTGCTAATGTTCCCGGCAGAAATCCAATGTCTCTTGTAGGAACTGCACTTCTTATGATAATAAGTTTCTCATAAAGACCTTTTGCCATGTCATCATATCCAAGATAACAACCAACAAAAGTTTTACCTGTTCCTGCACACCCGTAGAGCACTAAATTTTTTTCTGATTCAAATGCACATAATTGCTGTTTTGTTAATGCGTCTATTTCTGATATTTCTAACCCAGATCCATTGATGGTTTTTGATCGTTTTCCCATTAAATTTTTCTCTTGGTATCCTTGAGCTTTGTAGCCGAGTATTCGTACAATAACCAAGGCTGCTCGTATAAATATAAAACTCCAGCATAAAGCATTCCTTCTTCTGGAGGGCGAGGTATAGTAAAAGGCACTCTGCACTTATCAATAAACAATAAAGAAGAATTATCTTTTTTCTTTATTTCTTTTATTTTTCTGTACAATAGTTGTACATACTTTGTTTTTTCGTATGTAAATAATACTCCTTTACTATCTATAAAACTATTTCTAGCTTGTTTTAATATTCCTGTATGATTAATTACTCCTCTTTTTAACTGATATAAGTTTTTAAAAGGAGTAAGTAATCTTCTTTTTCCAAGAGTATTTGCTACTATATTTTTATCGTCAAGCAACAGTCCGTCTAAATATACTAAGCCATCCTGCGTGCTCCAGTTATCTGATCCTAACACAAAGACAGGAAAAGTAATTTTATTAATTGTTCGAAAAGTAACTACCATATTCTTTTTCGAACTTACCCATCGAGTAGTCATCTCCGACTTCAAAGTCACAACCTATTGCTGCTCCTGGTATACTTAACCCTCTGTCTCTTTGTACATATTCTTGTAGCATTGAAGAGTATGTGCCCACTTCTTCATCTGGAACTTCCGCAAGAATTGAATCATGTACTAAAGCAAATATTCTAGCTTTAGAATTATTATTCTTAATCCAACGATTCATTTCGATGGCACCAAATAAATTAATGTCAGAAGCACTGGACTGTACCAGAAAGTTGAGACCAGAACGAATGCTATGACTCGCGACGCCTTTGTCTGTGCTTTTGACATTTGGTAATCTCCTTTTTCTTCCAAAGTAACTGTAAACAAATCCATTCTGCTTAATGAAATTTTGGTTTTTTTCAATCCATGACTTTAACTTATGGAAAGTACTAAAATACTCATTAATTACTTCAGAAGCCTCTTTCTTACTAAATAGTTTTCCCGAATCTTTTGTAACTTGTTCACTGATTTTTGCAGGACCAGCTCCATACATAATACCGAATGTTACTGCTTTGGCAGCCTGTCGTCTATCTGTGTATAGTTCTGCTACATCTTCAACAGCGCAGGGTAGTTTAAATACTTTCTTAGCAATTGTACTATGAAAGTTTCCTCCTGACTGAAAGACTTCTTGCAGAGCTTTGTCTTGCGCGAGTACTGCAGCAACATAAACTTCTGCAGTTGTTAAATCCATTGCCACAATCTTGTGACCTTTTCTTGCTTTGATACAACCTTTTACAATAGGGTTATCCCTAGGAAGCTGTTGCATATTAAGTTTACCACTAGAAGAAAGCCTACCACTAGTAGTGCCATGAAGGTTAAAACCTGTGCGCAGGCAAGAATCTCTATCCAACTGTGGTATAATCTTATCGAGGTATGTATTTTTGATCTTGGACTTCTTACGAATTTCCATGATAAGCTTTGGAACAGGCGATTGCGTTGCCAGTTGCTCCAATGATTCTGCATCGGTACTATCAGCTCCCGTTCCTGTTTTCTTGCCAGTAGGCGTAAGCCCAAGGAAGTCAAAGAAAAGCTGACGAAGCTGAAGAGTGCTATTAGGATTAAAATCTTTTCCATTTATCTTCTCGAATTGTTTTACTTCTGGAAAAGTGTATAGCTCTTGTACTGCATTATCAATATCATCCTGCATTACTTCTTGAGCAACAAGTAATCGAGTACGATCGAAGGGAACACCATTATCCTGTACATCTAGTAAGAACTCTGTTCCTGGTATCAATAACTCATCATACACTTTTGCAAGTTTTAAGTTTTGTTTTATTTTTATAAACTTTTCGTACAATAAATATGTACATACTGCATCCATTGCAGCATACGTTTTCATTACATCAAAAGGAATCATGTCCCAAGTAAATTGATCTTTTACCATTCCATGCCTTCGTCTATAATCATCTATCCACTCATACATCGGCTTTTCATAATCGCCATAAGGAGTATACTTTATAGCTAATTGTTTTAGACCATGATTTCCTGGATTCTCGTCTATGAGATAATGTAGTAGCATTGTGTCTTCAAATCGTGGAAACTTAAAGTTAAAATGGTACTCAAACATTGCAATATCAAACTTAGAGTTATGAAATACTACAATTGTCTGATCAAATAATGTTTGTAATAATACTTCTGTTTCTTCATCGAAACAATCAGTATCTATATAAACACCGTTCTTTCCATCATAAGACAAAGAAATACCAATAATATGTCCATCTCTAGGCCATAGTCCTGTAGTTTCTGAGTCAAGTCCAATATACTGAGGCCTAGCACTAATGCAAGTGCGTATCCATTCATTTGCTTCTTGCGTATTCTGTATGCCGACTGCCATCTCAGATGTTATAGTAGCATCTTCCTTTTCACCAGAAATATACTGTATAATACTTTTTTTTGATTCTTCCCACGCAGGTTTTGCTTCTGGTTTGAATGCAAGCATCGAAGGATTTATTACAGGTAAAAACTTACCGTCTAATACCTTTCCAGTGTACTGTGTTACTGATGTTATCTTGGTATAGTATTTTGTGGCATCACTGCCTACAAGTATGACCCAGTCATATTCATCTGGATTCATTTCAATATCGACATCTCTTTTTAATACTTTTTTGATCTTTGGATCAGAACATAGTTGAAAGACATCAAAATCAACTTTGTTTTCAAATAAATTTTTATAGTCAGTTTGACTTCTTTTCGTCTCTACTAATGCGACGTTAGGCATATAGTTGTCTCCTCAGTTTATGAACTTGAGTTTCGGTAAGTGCTCCAGGATCCTTATCTGTATTCTTTAGAGTTAGTATCCTAGCTGAAAGTCCAGTACTTTCACACAGTTCTTGTACTTTTTTAGCTCCATTCTGTCCAGCGGCATCACTATCAAAGAATATATCAATATGATTTACTCCCGATATCTTAAACAAAGCTAACTTTTCTACCGTTACGTTTGATACTCCAAAACAGCAAACGGCATTTGTGATATTCTTATCGTATAGATTTAGCATATCAAAGATGCCTTCTACTAATACTAATGAGCTATTAATCGGTTTTGCATTCATCGGAAACAGGGGCATCTTTGCTCCTGGAGGTGAGATTAAATATTTAGGTATTCCAGTACTGGTATGCCTTCCATTAAATGCAACAATCTTTCCTGTTATGTCTCGAATAGGAAAGTTAATTCGTGATATAAAATCTTTATCGGCATGTAAAAATGCTTCAAACTTTTTATAGGTTGAACTTTTGATATTTCGCCATTCACCTTCATACGGCTCAATATTTTTTGGTAAAACCAGACCCATACGTTCCGCCATCTTCTGTTTAAGTAACGTCTTAAGTTTCTCTCTGCGTAGTTGTAGCTGGTCTGGTTTTTCTCCAAAATGTGTAAATATATTACCTCTGTGTCCACAAGAAAAACAATGAAAGCGACCATCAATTCGATGTACTCTCATTGATGGATTGCTATCATCATGCTCTGGATTCAGACATTGTATAACATAGTCTTTACCTTTCGCGAGAAAATATATGTTCTTCTCTGTCAATAAATCTTCTACGTTCATCTGCCAATGTCTTTAATATTTTCTTTTCCAATAACTTGATATGCACCCTTGTTGTAAGCAGGAGCCACTGTATATATACTCGATGAAGCATATGTCGTATCTTTTTTAGCGGTCTCATCTTCTCTTGGCTCCCCAAGAGGAGCTGACGGGTACTTGTCCTCTGTTTCTCTGTAGGCAGGCTTCATTGTTGTCTGCCAATTCCATATTTGTCTTCGTCTTGTTTGCCATGCTCTTTTCACTTTTCTTCCACTCGTTGTGTAGTTCATACTACCTTGTATAATCATTTAAACTATCCTTACTTTTCAAGTTTTCATAGAGTATTATACTAAATTATTATGAAGATGTCAAGAACTATTTTTAGACATCATAGATACTTTCATCGCTCTGCCCTGCTTCTACCTCTTTGGGATTCAACACAGTTGCTGGTCCAATCTTTAGAGTTTCCCAGTCCATGCTAGAGGTAAAGGAACGCTCAGCAGCAGACCTCATCTTGACACAATCTAAAGTAAAGCATGCATCTTCCTGTGTCCATGCATTGATTGTGTAAGCGGCATCTGCGGCATCGAGTATTCCTTTTGCAAATCTAGCTTCTCCTGTTGCATCTGTTTGATACGGAGAGAATACAGTAGTTTTATATTCTTGTGCCATAGATTTTAATGCTTTACTTACTTCTATTTGTTCTGTCCAATCATATTGACCCGCGCGAGAAGGCCCAGTTCCTCTTCGTACCTGATTGATATAGTCAACAACAACTATGCCTACGTTGCCATCTTCCTTTATCTTTTTATCAAGCTCTGCTTGAATTTTTGGTATTGTAAGAACTGGGTCATAAACAACATCAAGTTGATTACCTACTTTCAAGTCTAGCTTTGATACTTCATCGTGAAACTTATCAAAACTTCGCTCTTTCTTGTAGCGTTGCAAAGCGTCTTGCGAATCTAAGAATCTATTCGCCCACCACGTTGCAACTCTTTCCCACTCAAGATTATCAATATTTTTAGTGCGCAGGCGTGAGTACGGTACTCCTGTTGCTATAGAACAGCACCGTTGTATGATAGATCGACTATCCATCTCAATTGTAAAATAGATTGCAGACTTACCTGACTCGTATACAGTAGTTGCAATATTACATGAAACAATTGACTTACCAGCACCTCTCTTTCCTCCGACCATTATTAGATCAAGAGGAGAGAATTGAATATGTCTGTCGTACTCTGCATTGAGACCGAGAGGAACATACTTACTGATGTCATCATCTGTCTCGTGTAGAGTAATCTTTTGCATACTCTCAGTAGGGTCTTGTAAATCAATTTTAGTTTCTACTTCTCTACCAATCTCATAGAACTTCTCAATCGCTTCCTTTGCATCTTCATGCAACATTGATGTATCAGCATAGTTATACATATTACCTAACAACTGGTCATGCACGTATCGAGTCTTTACATAATCAAGTATTAGAGGTGCTTCTACGTCAGTATCGACTGTATCTATAAAAAATAGACGTTCAAGAGTCTTGCCGTCCTGAATTTCATACTTCAGTTCTTCTATAGTAGGAAGTTTGTGGTATTTTACACAATGTTTGTCAATCGCATCATAAAGGCTATGGTACTCTGAACCTAATAAAAACTTGTCCGTCATGCTCCAAGTTTGAAAATCTTGGTGCATGAGGACTTGTTTTATTAGAGCACTTTCATGATTGATGGACAACGGTCATTATCCCGCTTTTGCAGCTTTAGAAGCTCCATCATAGTCAACAGCAGAGATTCCACGTCGAGTTAACATTGTCTTGACACCTCTTGGAGTCTTGCCAATCTCTTCAGCGATAGCTTCTACAGTCATGCCAGCAACCTCAAGACCTGCGAATGGATCTGCTGAACCATTAGTCTTGGTGTGCTCTTGTCTTGGAATGGCGTCAATGTCGCCAGAACGAAGAAGGCTAAGAGCTTTTCCACGTACTGAATTTACAGAACGTCCCATTGCATCAGCAATAGCTTCTACAAATGCTCCATCATTTACCATTGAAACGAAGGTTGATTCTTCTTCAGCAGAGTAAGTTTTTACTGACTCTTTTACTGGAGCTGGCTTGACATGGTCAGTTAACTCCATAGAAAGGATTTTACCTTGTATTGACTTTGCAGAGAAAGCACCATCTTGATAATGCTCAGAAATTTCTGCATAAGTGTAAGTGCCTGAGTTTTCTGTTACGAAAGCTTCAAGAATTGCTTCTTGCTCAGGTGTGAAAGATCGAGTAGAAGTTGCAGACGCAAGCTCAACATCGTATCCCATTTTTCTCAACTTGCTCGAAATAGAACGAGTAGTTGTTTCTAACTCTGTAGCTGCTTCTGCTACAGTTCCTTGTGAGACAGGAGTCTCATCTCCGACAAAGTTAGTCAGCGAGTCGGTTCGCTCATCGGTCCACTTAGGTAAAGTAGCCATATTTAATCTCCAATGATTTCTGAGAGGTTAGTTATAATTGTAACTCCTGATGTGCGAGCTTTTTTAACTTTCGCAGATTCTATGCCACTCTCATTAACTAGAATCGTTACATCTTTTGTTACAGTGGTTTTTACTTCGTAACCACTATCGTTTAGCACCTTAGTTGCCTCGGCTTTTGATTTATAGCTGCTCAACTTTCCAGTGATACAAACGATACCTTTGGCTGAAGTTTGTTGTGGTTTTGTAAATTTCATACTTTGTGGAAATAAACTAGAATCAAAACTATTCTTCCAAGTAAGTAATGACTCTCTTGTCTTTGGCCCAATCTCTGCTAGATTACATCGCTCCACGCTAATATCAGCAAGAGTATCGCACACACAAGCAAGCTTGTTGGTGACGGAATTGCCAATAAGGGGGATGCCCAATGCTGGGAGTAAGAGGTTAAAAGGTGCGTCATGGGATTTAGTTATCTCCTCGAATAGTTTAGTTGCAAGTTTTTCTGATTCTAATAGTTCTATGATTTCTTCTAATGTCAACTCGTACAATTCATGTATTTGAGTGATACCTAGTTTACGTATTGTGGAAGGACCAAGTCCTTTTATCTTCATTTTAGAACCGAAGTTTTCAATTAATTTTAGTTGTTGTTCCACACAGTTGTTGTTTACACAATAGAGTATGCCGTTTCTGTCCTCCAAAATACTGTCACAACAAGGACACTCATTTGGTGGATAGATTACGTATTCCATTCTTCTTTCTCCGATTGTGTATACCATATTATACAGACTTTCACCTTCTGTGTCAAGAATTATTTTTTCACCCGTCATACCTACCAACAATTCTAGGTATAATTTCTCCACTACGTATCACTCCAATTTTACACTCAAGTTCAAGTCCTAAATTTCGAATGTACTCCATATTGTGCAGAGTTGCTTTACTGATGATTGCGTGACCAATTTGTATTGGATCGAAGTGACCGACAGGACTCACAACTCCTGATTTACCAAGTTGCCACTCTACTTTTCGTAGAGTTGTAACTACAGGCTTTTGTGCTTCTTTGACTGCAAAAGAACCCCGTGGATGGTGAGAAGTATGTCCGAGCTTATCATAGTCTCGAAGACTGTTGATTCTCCATACTTCGCCATCAGTTGGGTAAGTATCTTCAAGACCTTCTTCTCGTATATCATTAAATCCAAGACGTACTAACCAATCGAGGCGATCAGTCCAGAACTTACAATGTTTTAGATCTGGACTTTGTACATCATATGGAAAAAATGTTAGTTTTCTATTCCAATATTCATGTTGGTCTTTGAGACCAAGCGCACCCGCAGCGTAGTTTCTTGCATTCTTTATTGTTTTGGGAGCAACGAGTTCACCCGTAATCTGATAGAAACCATCAGAAAACATATTGTATTCATTGCTACCTCCAAGAAAAAGATGTGTAACATCTCTACCTTCAATTCCATCTCCACGAGTCAATACAGACAGTAACTTTTCATTTCGAAAGGTCATTGAAATAGCCGCACCATCTAGCTTTACAGTTTTTATCCAACCTGTTTTATTAGAGGGTGCGTCTGTGGGACTATATTTTTGTAGAGAATACATACGATATGCATGAGGATACGCATCAGTTACACTATAACCAACAGAGGTAAAGTTATGTTCTTTTGCCAAGAAATCAAACTCTTCGTCTGAGATAATAGGATTGCCTTCATAATATTTACGAGATGCGTGTTCAAGAAAATTTTTCATATCTACCTTTTTTAATTTTATAAGAGTATTATACGAAATTTTAACTTGTTTGTCAAGAACTATTTATAGAGATCCTGAATAAGATCAGAGAAGTGCTCTTCGATTACAGCTTTGCTTTCTGCTAAAGATAGTATTTCTATTAGACCTGAAAACATTTCTCTTGAATTTTCAAAGTCTATTGGCATAGATACTCCTTTTGGTGTAGGCTTCCACTCTTCATCAAAGTCAAGATAGTACTCTCGAAGTGATATGTATTCTACTTCTCGAAACGTACTAACTGTAAGTCGTATTTGTTTTTCTTTAATAGAATCATAGTGAATAACTCTAGAGTATACCTCTGGTGCGGTGTGAAGTTCCATTACACACCTCTATCATTTTTAAGCACAGAAGAAAGAGGTACAACTGTTGTAATGTTCTTAGGTTTGAGTAGACGATAAGAATCCGTATCCCAGCAAAACAGTAACAAAGTATCACTATTTTCCTTTGTTCTGGTTTTCTTTTGCTGAATATACGGAGTAGAAAAATCTAATGTACAAACATTATATTTTAATTTCTTACTTTTTTCACTGCGATATGTTATGATCGCATCACCATACTCATTTACAAGTTTGGCTAATTCTTCTTTTGTCACGATTAGTCCTTAGTAGTTGTGTAATAATCATTACGTTCTCTAAGAGACTAAATTGCCTCGGCAGGAACTTTTGCCGAGGACTTTCACCTATTATTTAGTTACTTCTAAGTAGTCCTGCAAAATACATTGCAGCTTTCCCAGTAAGTTTTCCGACAATATCTTCGTCGACTGCGCCACCCATGTCGGTGATTGCAGCAGTAAGGTCTTCAACTGCAGCAGCTTTGGATACGCGTGTAGAAGTACTTCCACCGCCACCATTGCTCTTTGCAGGAGTCTTTTTCACATAAACTCCTGCTTTTGTTAGAATCATACGAACCCCGTTGGGAGATTCACCCATATCGTCCGCGATTTGTTTTACAATCTCCATAGAAGTTTCTGGAGTAGGATTTGCCATTTCATAACTTTCAACGGCTTCTGCTTTACTTTCGTCTGTCCAAGGCACTTTTCGTGTCCTCCTTTTTATTGGGTTAGGATTTCCTGGACAGTCGCCCAGATAATCTAGTTGCTGTTGGTAAAATCGGTCTCCCATCTACAGCACAAGTATTAGAGTAGCAGGTGCGGGGGAACACTCAACGAGGAGTGTGAGGAAGAAAAAAATAGTTTTTTTCATTTGATTTCTCCGATTTCTGAATGTATATTATAGCGAATTTTTAACAAATTTGTCAAGAAATATTTTTCAAATCTATATTATATTGTTGCAAATGTTTTAAACTTCCGAGGTCGTATGCAAGTTCAGACGCATAGTATCCAGCTCCAAGATGTTCATAGTCTTCACTTGTTTCATGTACAAATATAGTATAACATTTACTACTATATTTTTTCTCATAATCCATTTTTGTATCTTCGTTAAGAATAGTTGCAGGCGAGTGTTTTGTTGCTGACCAAACTAAATCGCCAGATTCAAACTCAGTTGAGACGGATTGCTCTGGAAGAAAATAAACGGAAGCTCGTTCATCTTCATTTTTTCCCTTCTGCGGGACTCCGACTCCATCGATAAGGCTCCGCACGAAGGGCACACTTCGATATAGGGATGCTGCAACATCTGTAATTGGTTCTCCGCGAAGGTAAGCTCGTACTGCATCGGATATTTCATCGTTAGTTGCAGGCCGTCCACGTTTTTGTGCTCTTCGTCTCTTTCTATATTCAATTTTCTCATTATATTCCTCAATTATCTTGTCCAGTCTTGCTGGATTATATGATATTTTCAAAATCGAGCATGCTTCCTTCTTCGTAATCGGTGAGTCCTGCGTATGCATCCCTTTTAGTACTCGTGCTATATTCGCATCCGTCAAATCCTCGTAATCCTTTTTTCTCAGTCTCTTCAATCTCAATCTCCAGTTTAAATAATAAGCAACACAAAGCGTGTGCTATGTGTGATAAATTTGTTTCAGGGTCTAGCCTCTCTCCGTCCATGTGTGCAAACAAATGTCGAAGAGCTGCTCCTGTATACCGTTTCTGAAGATTATCTAGCTTACGCCAGTTTTCTTCATCATACTTTTCTGCTCCAATCGTCAAAACCCGACTGACTTCCATCAGGGCCTTTGGTGGAAGCAGATACGCTTTCGGTTTTTTCGTATCGAATTTCTTTCCTTCTGCCACGTTCTTTTAGTCTCCACATTATTACAGCTTTTTCTTCGGCAGAATAACTGCCCCATCGTTGTATTTCAAATATAGTTCTCAAACATCCCACACACGTATCATCTTCTAGCAAACAAACACCTATACACGGTGACTGATAGTTACTCACGGCTTTCTCCATGATATTCTTCCTCTAATAAAGGTTCAAATATTCTTACTCGATATTGTTCGATATCTAATGTGGACATACCTGTAGGCATCGTAGCTTGGTACTCTTTATAGTACTCAATTAGTAGATCGTCGTGATACAGAATCATCGCAGTCCTCCGCCAGTGTTCCATCAAATACAGTAGGACGATCATTGAAAAAGTATATCTCTGAATCAATTCCTTTGTCATCTACAAAGACGTCTGCATGAGGTTTGCCCATCAATAGACGATGATACTTACATCCCCAAGTTTCTAACTGTTGCTCGGTGAAATCACGAAGAGCTAAGCCTGCTTCTTTCATTGCAAACTCGTGGGGTATATCTGAAAAACGTCCCATTGCTCTCGCAGTAAAATAAGTAATGTGATTGCCTGCATCAAACAAAGAGTTTACTCTTGCAATACGATGTTTCATCGGCTTTGCATCTCCATAGTTTCTGCCTTTTACCCAAGTACAAATCGTACCATCTATATCAAAACAATATCTCATTCGTGTACAAACTCCTTTATCATTGGAAAGACACACTCAATACAAGCTGCACATTCCCTTGCAATCTCTCGATGCTCTTTTTGGGTTTCAACTGAAGATCGTAAATCTACATAATGTATCCACGATCTTACACTTCCTTGCATATACATTCTACTAATTGTTATTCCTTCGGGCAGTACTGCTCTCGCCTGCTCTTTTGCAATACCCCTATCAAGTGCCCATTTATAAGCAGTGCTTGCTATATCAGTAACTTTCTTTTGTTGTTGCAACCACTGATAATGTATTCCTGAATCATTGTCCAAAACAATACTATTCTGACGATTACTTTGATCTTGCATTCGTGCTTCTTTGTACTCGAATGGAAATCCTAGATCCCCTACTTCTGCATATCGCTGACTGAACTCTTGAAAAGAAAAACTACGATGACGTAGTATCTGTCGTGCAATATCACGAGTTGTAGTAATCTCTAGCACGATATTCGCCATCTCAAAAGGAGACCAATGCTTATGCTTTATAAGATATCGTGTAAGTTTTTCCGCTGTTTTGTTGTTTTCTTGATTGTTTGGGTTGGAGACCCTTGCCATCATAGCAATCTTGTCTAAGAGGTTCGCTCCTGGTGTCGGTGATACTAGTCGTACATTCATGCTGTAATCCTCTTTTCGTAGTCAGCATAGTCCTCATTCCACCACGGTGGCTTTTCTCGACCTTTCCAACTTGCAAATGTCGCTTTGTCCAAGTGATAATAGTCCCGATAGGATTGAATAGGATCATCATAATTTTTCAATACATCTGGCATAGCCAGTCCGAACTCTGTAAACCCGAGTCGTGGTAAGTTTTTTGTTTCTTGTAATTTGTTTATCACTATGACTGATTTGTGTTCTTTGCCATAGCGATAACGATATTCTTCTCCGAGTGCATTTGCATAGCAATGTGTCCACTCATGATTGTCCAGAGAACATCTTGCCCATATCGTGCAAGGATGATTGTACATCATTGGCAGATACGGAGAAAGAGGACGTTCTTCTTGAGGTAGTTTTGCAACTTCTTTCTTCATTGCATTGAGATGATCTCTTTCGCTCTTCTCAAGAGCACGAGGTATAAAACCAAGATGCTCATCTATCCAAATAGTTGTTGACAAGATTTGAGCCGCTTCGAGAGGCATCTTGACAATGTGTTTGTCTACATGATACTCGGCACATTTGTCGAGATCATCGTCTAAGTAAAATAAATTCATAAAAGTATTATACGTGTTTTTTAATAAGTTGTCAAGAATAATTCTCGAGTATGTCCGCAATATTTAGTCCTAAATTATAGAACCAATCTCTATCCCCGCCTCGAGTAACCTCTGCCGCAGTACCCAATCGAATTCCACTTGTTTCTACAAAGTTTCGTGGATCGTTTGGCACTCCATTTTTGTTACAAGTAATACCATTCTTCTCAAGTAGGTCTGCGGCCTCACGTCCACTGATAGCTTTCTTACTCAAATCTACGAGAACAATATGACTGTCTGTTCCTCCTGTTGCAATATCAAATCCACCATATATTAAACCATCTGCAAGTCTTTCTGCACTTACAAGAACTTCTGTTATGTAGTTTCGAAACTCTTCTGTGCTTGCTTCTGCAAAGCACTGTGCTTTTGCAGCAATTATATTCATAAGCGGACCGCCTTGTGTTCCTGGAAAGACTGCACTGTTTATCTTTTTAGAAAGACAACTATTGTTCCACAATATCATTCCACCGCGTGGTCCTCTTAAAGTTTTGTGAGTTGTGCTCGTTACTACGTGAGCGTGAGGAAAAGGACTGGGATACTGTCCTGCGGCAACAAGTCCACTATAATGTGCGATATCACAGACAAGGTAAGCTCCAACAGAGTCGGCAATTGTTCTAAAAATGTCCCATCGGATTGTTCGAGGGTACGAGCTGGCTCCTGCCACGATAACATCGGGGCTGTGTTCAAGTGCAAGCTCCCATACTTGATCGTAGTTAATTTTACCATATTTATCTACTCCATAAGTTAATGAGTTATATACTTTTCCACTCAAGGTTGGGGGTGCGCCATGGCTTAAATGTCCTCCACTTGCAAGATCCATACCAAGAAGTGTATCCCCAGGTTTCATGAGAGCTTGGTAAACTGCTGTATTCGCATTGACCCCGCTGTGAGGTTGTACGTTTGCAAACTTACACTTATATAGTTTTGTAACTAATTCTATGGCATGAATTTCAATTTCATCCATATGCTCACAACCGTTGTAATATCTTTTAAATGGATATCCTTCAGCGTACTTATTTGTAAAGATACTGCCACATAGCTCACGCACGGCATCGCTCGCAAAGTTCTCACTTGCTATAAGTTCGATTGTGTGTTTTTGTCGTGTCTGTTCTTTGCGTAGTATTTCTTTAATTGTCGAGTGCACTGATATAGTCCCCCAGAACATCTATATCTCTATCAGAGAGAATCGAAGCCTGTGACCACATGATCATAGATTGCTTTCCTCTCTGTTGTCTATTCTTATACTGAACTAGTGCAGTTGTTATGTAATCTTTCGATTGACCTGCGAGTTTAGGGAACATTCCCATACCTTCGCCTTTTTGTCCATGACATCCTGCACAGCCAGCCCACGATTGAGGAGTAGGATCTTCTATCACAACTGGAGCTTCTATCAACCCCGCTGCGATTAATCGTTCTTCCTCTAGTTTTGCAAGTCTTGCTACTTCTCTTCTTTCCAGTACCTGTTCATAGCACTCACCAATGCAATGGTTGCCCTGTGGCTGTCCTCTATATTCTGCAAGTGATAGTCCCGTATACAACAGTATACCTGCTACTATAGATACCCCTAAGGGTATTGCAATGTTTTCATCAATTTCATTGTGCTTACTCATTTAAACATATCCTTTAAGTCTTTTATAAATGCGGCTACATGAGCCGATACATAAATACAGAAAAAGAATGTTAAAATTCCAAAAACAAATATTGTCGTTGCTTCCATTAATCTGTACTCTTTTTATTCTTCTCTGCCATCAATAATAATTTAAGATCTTCTACAGATCTTCCGCTAATCTCTGATAACCTTCTCAGTGTGATATTCGTTTGATCAAATAAATCTATAACCTCAATGTCTGTCATGTTGTGCTCCGTGCATTTTTATTGTCCTCTGCTATCATATCCAGCTCCTCAAGGGACATGTAATCCATGTCCCAATGAGTGCATCTTTCTTTAACACGATCGTACTTAGTCTTATCTTTATGAGCATAAGACTTATTGAATTTATAAGCGTATTTTGCTACTGGATTTTTCATTAAAAGAGTATTCCTGCGTGTTTTAACTTTTGGTGAAGAATTCGTTCGTCCATGTATCCACAGGTTGCCGTCGCCCTGTTTCTGCCGTGACAAACTAAAATATCTCCTCGTTTCTTTGCTTTCATAGCCTCTTCTATTTGACTATATTCTTTCTTTTCGCTAATACCAGTTGTTGCGCATCCCGCTAACATTGATATTGCTAGTATTGCTACTATTTGTTTCATGTTATCTCCTATAACAGTAAGATAAGTATCATAACTACCGGTATTACCATTGACGCTATTTCTTCTATACTAGCCCCCTCCAAAAACCATGCCCAAAAGCATAATAATCATTACTGCTGCTCCGATATAATCCATACTCATTTCTCCCTTGATACTTTTTGTACCTTTTCTACGGTTCTCATTGCACCCAGTCCCAACATTCCCATCAGCACTGGCATCATTTGGGTAGTGTCTATCATTGGTATCACAATGGACATTTCTGCTAATGCAAGTCCAAAGTTCGCCATTGGAATGATTATGAAGTTTGATAAAAATCCAATACCACATACCCATCCAATGAAAGGTCTCCACCCTGCTACAAACATACTCTTACTTGCAGCTTCCACCTTATTTACTTCTAATTGTCCTTTTGCTAACTCTTGAGCGTGTCGCTCTGCCATCGTACTGATTTCGTGAGCAAGCGCCATTTTCTGATCTTTGTCCTCGATAAATTTATCGAGCAGTGACGTTGCTGGCCCAATCAATGCACTAACTATTGACATTTTCCATCCTCTTCATCAATCGCTCTGCGCGATTGCTTACCTGGCGATACCATAAGGAGTCTCTTCCTTCAATAGCGGCAGTATTCCAGTCTCGATTTCTCAAGGCTGCATTCATTTTCTTAAATTTATTCAGTCTTGTTCTTCCAAGATTGAATAGCATATTTACTAGTATTTCTTGCACTTCGTCTGGGAATTGATCCCAATCAGAAGCATATAGGATAGAGCACTCAGAGCATGCGACGGTTAAGTCGGCCTCGAATGCTTCCTGCACACGTTCTTCACTAACAAAAGATCCTACTACCCAATCATGTTCAGGATCAGTTTCTCTCACAAGATGACCAATACCAAATGTTGGATAGCCTAGATGATCGTTATAAATTTCGTATACCACACCTTCATCGATTTCTAATTGCTTTCGTACTCTATCTATATTCATGCTTTATTCCTTTAAAGTCCTGCTGCTGCCATTGTTATGAAAGGTGAGGCTAGTATTACTAATACAACTGTACCTATACCTAACAAATCACACCAGTAACAGAACTTATCTTTTGTTTCTGTTGACAATTATTTCTCCACAGTTACTCTATATCTATGATAACTGGTCGTCTACTTTCAGGAAGTTCTTGCTCAAGTTCTATGAGCAGCATACCACGACCTGTGAATGCTTTCTTGATCTTTATGAACTCTCCTACAGTGAACGTGCGCTCAAAGCATTTACCACTTAGTCCTTTGTATATATAGAAGTCCCCCTTGGCTTCCTCCTGCTTGCGCTTACCTTTTATAGTTAGTTTACTGTTTTGCAGACTTATCTCTATATCCTCTTTATTCCAGCCTGGAAGGGCTAGTTCAATTCTATAGCTTTCGTCCCCCGATTTGATTACGTTATATCGAGGATACCCTGCATCGAGTACTGTGCTACTTAGGTGATTGTGCAGTCGGTCAAATCCTAAGAAATGTCTCTCAAGATCCGCCATTGTTAGTTTTGCTATTGCGTTCATGTTTTTACTCCTTTGCGCCCTTTCGGCACGCATTCCTTGACTCCTTTCGGCAGTCATTACTTCTTGCGAAGTTGTAATAGCCAGACATCTCCATCTCTTTCTGCTTGCCAGAAGATGCTAACTGTAAGTGTTACCATACATAGTAACAAAAAGTGGGCCGCCATACTGAGACCCGCGAATATGACATTTCCAAGTATTAAACAACCAAATGTAACTGACCACATCCACGATAGTACTACCATAATCCACATTCTTGCCATGGGGTCGGGTAAGTGTCGTAAAGGGTTTTTATTATGGTTGAAGATGTACTCGTAATTGTCATACATCCATAATCCAAATTCTTTCATTTATTCACCAATTCCAAATAAATGCCAACCGTGATTTGCGATGGCATTTAGTATTATAAATATACAAGTGGCTACGTGTAGCAACCACCAAAATGTTCTTATTACTGCAATTTTGTCTGCGTCATAATCTGCGCCTACTTTCTCACCAAGAGATTTTGCCCAGAGTCTCCACCACTTTTTCATAAAATTATATTTCCTATTATGAAAACTGCACATATCAAATTTGTACAGACAATTATAGTGCGAATGATTGCTATTGCATTCTCATGGTCGGCAATATCTTCCTCACTATAAGTTCCCAGTGCGTGTTTCCATATTATCCAAAATTTCTTCATCATTGCTTGCATATACGGGTATCTCAATTAATCCATGTTCTCGGTCTAAATATTTGTATTCAAGCTTTTTTACTTCAAACTCTTTAAGGGCATTGAAAATCTTTCTAGGTTCAAAGTCTCCGCAAGTATACACATCGAGCTGTACAAGTGCGGGAGATTGACGATCCCATACATGAATTGCTACATGAGATGTCTCAATAATTACAACTCCTGTCGCACCTTCATTACCTTTTACATCTACATAAGCAGTGATCGGTCCTTTACATATCTTCATTCCGATCATTTCTACTACATTTTTTAACCACTGTTCCACATAGTTCGGACAAGTGGGAGGATCCAGACATTCTGCTCTAATTATTAAGTGTTTGTGTACTAGCATTCTATTCCTCTACATCAGGTAATATGCCGTTGTCCATCATGTGTTGTACTGCGTCTTCAATACCGACGCGATGACCTAAGTGCCAGCTTGTTGCTCCGCAACCAACTATGCAAAATAAAGTCAATATAAGTAATCCGTAATCC